GGCCGCTTCTACTCTGATCAGAACGTCCCGGAACCTCGCCACAGCTACTCCTCGCCCCCGCCGTCGGGACCGTCGCGGATTTCTTCGAGGACGGCCTCGATCGTCTCTAGGCGAGCCAAGACCTCCGTTAAGTCGAAGGTCGAGGCGATCGTACCGAGACTATCCGCGGCGTTCCCGATATCCTCGGCGGCAGCCTCGAAGGTCTCGGCGGTGGTGGTGAGGCTCGTTATGATCGTGTCGAGCCTCGCCCGGAAAGTGGGCCAAAACTTAGAGCCGACCATCTCAAGCCTCCCCTCCCTCTCCCTCGCCGGCCGGAAGCTCGCCCTGGAAGATCATGATCTCGATCTCCCCCTCGGTCGTCCCCAAAACGACGGCCCGGAGCTCCGCCCCCTTCGGAACGTACTGATTTACGACGCTTCTCAGCGGGTTCGTCAGGTACAGACCCGGCGGAGGAAGCTCGCGCCACTCACCGCCGATCTTCATCTCGAAGCCGAGCTCCCCATCGAAATCGACCGACGCCGCAACCACGACCGACACCGGGACCGCCGACGAGACCGAGACGAACCCCTCCGTCTCAGTGGTCTCGTCGTCGAGGACGGCCTCGATCGGCGTCGGGGATATGGGCTCCGTGGCGTCCCGGATCGAGGAGATCGCCTCCTCGACCCAGATCACGCGCCGCGTGATCTCAGATTGCCAGCTCTTCGGGAGGGCCATCTATCCCCGCCCCTCCTCAGAGCCCGTAGGCGTCGATGAAGCCCGCGATCGTCGAACCGGCAACGTCGATATGGATCGTCCCGTCGGGCCTGATGAACCTCGCCGTCTCCAGGGGTCCGAGGACGACCTCGGCCGCCCCGCCCGCGCACGAATAGACGAGGTCGCCGAGAGCCCGGCGGAAGGCAGGCTCCCCGGTCCCCGCCTTGACGGTGATCGTGTCCTCGGCCGTCGCCGCCGAGAGGTGGAACGCGATAATCACCCGCTTGAACCCGGAGACGTCGACGACGTGATCGTTTCCGATGTCGATCGCGTCCTTCGCCTCGGCGGCCGCGAAGCCGCCCTTCATCTCGTTAACGAGTATCTCAGATCTGGTCATCTTCTATCAGTCCCCCGAAGCGATGGCGCAGTTCAAGACGACGAGACAGGAAGGATCGACGACCTTCGCCCCGTAGACGTGCAGCCCCCGGAGAGCGTCAGCGAAAAACTTCTCCGGCCTGTAGGCCTCGACGTCGTTTACGCTATCGGCGAAGGTGCACGCCCGGGCCGTCCCGGCGATGACCTGAGAGGCGTCCCCGTCGACGGGAACGTTGTTGCTCTCCAGGATGTCGAAGCCGTAGAGCCTCGCCACCTGACCGTTCCTCATGGCCGGCTCGACCCCGGACCACCCGACGTTTCTCGTGATGAGCCCCTCCTTGAGGAGGACCCCCGTAAGCCAGGGAGGGACCACCAAAAAGCGGCCCTCGGCGGGGACGTTGGCCTCGTCGAGCTTGGTCTTGAGGTCGATGATCGCGTCGTTGGCGAGCGTCTCGGAGAGATCAAACTCGATCGGCGAGGCGACCGTCCCGACGTTGGCCCCGGCCCCCGCCACCATGACGCCGGCGACGTGCTGATCGGCGACGTCTCCGAGCCTGTAAGCCGCGTCCTGAGTGGCGCTCTCCATCAAAGACACCTGCATCTGTGCCTTGTCTATGTCCTCGACCCTGAAGTTGAAAAATTTGGCCTGAGTGATCTCTAGCACCGTCGAGGCGTCGTCGAGCTCTTCGGGGTCGCCTATGCCCGTACTCTTGTTGTAGTTATCGATGGTGATCGGCCCGTGAGAGACGATCCGAACGGTATCGCCCTTTCCTCTGATATCGCCTTCGTAGTCGCGGTTGATCACGCCAGACTGAGCGTACACCAGCGACTTTTGCAAGCTCTGGAAGATCTGAGCCGCCCATACTTCGGCGATGAAGTTGCTTATAGCCATGCGCTATTTACCCCCACTCTATACAGATTTTTCAAGCCTGGTTAAGGCTGCCGTCTTTGAGCTGAGCCTTGATCTGATCCATATTCTTTATGATATCGTCAGGGCTCATCTTCTTGATGTCGGCGCGCGTCAGGGGCCGTTTTGCCCCTTTGGGCGGGTTGGTCCCCGTCCCCACCTTCGGGCCCGGGCCGAGGCTCTTCTTCAGCTTCTCGGCGTCCCGGAGGAGGCTCTCGTCGTCGGAACCCTTGAGCCGCGTCGCCATCGAGGCGGGGAGCCCCGCCTTCTTTGCCGCCCGGATCTTTGCCCTCAGAGCTCCCCGTCGGCCCTCGGAGCCGTCGGCGTCACCGGCCCGCTTCCGATCCCCCCGCCTCCCCGTCGACTTGGAGGAGGAGGCCGCCGCCTTCTTCAGCTTCGCTAGTTCCGCCTTCATCGCGGCGTGCTCGTGCTGGAGCGTGTCGTAGTCGGCAAACTTCGCCTTCTGACGGTCCAGCCTCTTTTGCACAAGTCGGTTAACGTCTTGTGCGCTAAACTTCTTATCCCCTGGTGCCATAGTGGCTACACCTACCGGATTTTACGCTTCCGTAAGCTATGTCAGATTGATGACTGTTAAAGGAAATGGAGTGCATCCTCGGCCTTCTCCTTTTTGATCTCGCCGAGCTCCCAGAGGAGATCCTCCTCGGAGGCGTCGGGGTCGAGTCGCGCCAAAGCGCTATACGTCGAGGTGAGCCCCGTCGTCTTCCGAGCCCCCTCGACTTGAGCCGCCTCGACGGGATCGGCCGGAAGGCCGCTCCGCCATTCGACCGTGAGGTTTTCGAGGAGCTCGGCCCCCGGCCACCTGGAGGCGACCTCCAGCTCGGCGACGAGGCGGAGGGCCTGGAGGATCGGCCGGCGCGCCCTTATCCTCAGCCTCGCAACTTTCGCCAGCGTCGGGATAGCAAGCCGCTTCAAAGCAGAGCCCGACTCGGCGAGGCCGTTCTTCGTATCCCCCAGGAGGGCTGGCGAGATCTCGCCGATCGCCATAAGCTCGGACTTGATCTCCTCGATTTGGCTGAAATTCGAGGAGAGGCTCGCATCCCACGTCAGATAGACGGGGATCGGCTCGCCCTCCCTCACCGGCAGGTAAACGCCCCCACCGATCGCGATCGAGGCGGCCGGGTTCGGGACGCGCCGGCCATCGACCCAAATCTCGTTCGGGACGGCCTCGCCCGTATCGGGATCTATCCCGACGATCGACTCCGGGCCCGCCATGTTCGGATCCGAGAACTTTTCGAGCGTCGAGCTTACGTGCGAGAGCCGGAGCTCGAGTTCTCGGACCATCGACTCGATCCCCCGGAAGTCGTCGAGCCCGAACACCCCATCCGAGCGGAGGAGGCCGGCGAGCGGGACGATCAGGAAGTCGGAGACGCCCGTCGCCTCCTCGGCCGCCATCCCCCCGTACCTTTCGAGGGCCGCGATGGGGAGCTCCGAGACGATCTTTGCGCCCGTATCGAGGCGGAAGAGCCGATGCTGGATAAGCCCGGGCTTGTGGATCTCAGCCCTCAGATAGCGCCGCTCAATATGGTCCTCGAATTGAGAGAAGTCGTAGGCGATGACGTGAGCCTCGACGGCCCGGGCGTCGTCGGGACTCACGACCGGGAACCAGTACCGGGGATCTATCCTTTCGACGATACCGCCCCGCCCGGGATCAAACCGGACCTTCAGGACGGCGTTCCCGTACCTCGAAATGTCGATGAATAGATCGTAGATCAGGAGGTCGAAGTCGGCCGCCTCGGCGATCCGGTCTATCGTGGCCTGGTTGTCGGCGAAGAGCCGGAGCGGGCTCGCCAGGTCGGCGATTAGGGTCGCCGACCTCTTAAACCAGTTTGTAACGATGTGAGCCCACTTACCCGTAAGGCCCGGGAACGCCGCCCCGTGCTCGTCCTCAAAAAGTAGCGTGCATCGGTCGTATCGGTCGAGCCTCGCCCGCTCGTCTTGAGGAGGCCAAGGCCGGCCGCTCTCTAGGAAACTTAAATCAGTTAAGACGATGACAACCCCCCCGGGTTGTACCTGAAGATGTAGTTTGCGGCATATCGCAAGGCGTCGAGCAAGTCGTCGCCCTCCTTGACGGGCTTGTCATCGCCCCGTTCGGTGGCCTTGGGGTCCCATCGGTAAGCCTCGATCTCCTCGATAAGCCGGGGACACGCCGGCCCCACGATCTTCAAGGCCCCCGTCGAGAGGGCCGAGGAGACCCGGCCTATCCCGTCCAGGACCGAGTTATCGGCGCCCCGGACCCTCTGGACGCCGTCGGCCCGAAGCTGGAGGATGAACGACTTCGCCGAGGGATCGGCGAGGATCGCCACCGGGAACTTCCCCCCCAGGAAGCCCCGGAGGTCCTTCGAGAGCCTGGCGTTCGTCCGATCGCTCTCTCGATACTCGCCGAAGACGTACCAGCAGCCACCCCACCGGCCGAGCTTCAAGAAAGCCGTCGGATGGGTCGCCCCGTAGTCGATACCGACGACCATCGACTTCATCGGCCCGTCGGGGATCGAGGGGACGACATGCAGAGCCTGATCAAAATGGGGGTAGACCGCCCCCTCGGCCGCCACCCATTCGCCGAGGATGTACCGCCGATAGAAGAGGGACGT